GTTACGCACCAACCTTGAACGCGACACCATCCACCACGACAGCCTCGTGGATGCTTTAGGCTATTTGACATGCCTAAACATGGCGGCAAAATAGTGGGCAAATTCTTGGAAGAAGTCCGTAGCGGCAAAGCAGACCGCACAATTCTTACTCGGCTGAAAAAAGAAATGAAAGCCGAAGAATACAAAGACTTGGTGCAAGCGTTGAAAGATTCAACGATAAGCGCAGGTGCGATACAGCGCACGTTAACTAAACGGGGATACACCGCATCTACCTCGGCGTTAACTGCGTTAAGGAGATCATGGAAATGAGACTCAAAGACCAAATGTTTTTGGAACAGCAGGTCATAGATTTACGCAAAGCCCTGTTGCAAAGTCAACGTGCCGAAGCAAAAGCAAAACTTAAAACATCAGACCTGATTGAAGCCGTCTACGAAGCGGCACGGCTATCTTTGTTAGCGACACCACGCCCAACAGTTATCCCACCGGTGAAAGATAAACGCAAAATCAAACCTGAGGTTGCGCTCGTACATCTCACCGACTGGCAGGCAGGCAAACAAACAGTCTCGTACGACATCAACGTGTTGACAGCCCGCATCGAGGAAATGATCCGCAAAGTTATTCAACTCACCGAAATACAACGCGCCCACCATCCCGTCAAAGAATGTGTTGTCATGTTGGGTGGCGACATGGTGGAAGGCGTAGGCATATTTCCAGGCCAACAGTTCGAGATCGGTGCGCACCTGTACGAACAGATGTTTGCCGTGGTGCGCATCATCGAGTCCGCTATCCGTACCCTTGCCACAAACTTTGAATCAGTCAAAGTGGTGTGCGAGTTCGGTAATCATGGCAGACTAGGCAAAAAAGGTGACATGCCTGCCGGTGACAACATTGACCGTATGGCATACCAGATCGCGTCAAACAACTGTGCCGACATCAAACATGTCAAATGGCAGATGTCTGATGACTGGTACCAAATTTTTGCTATCGGCAACTACAACGTTCTGTTGGTTCACGGCGACGAAATAGGGGCGTTCGGTTCTATTCTGCGCAAAGTTTCGGCATGGTCCACAGGTGTCGTAGAACCATTCCATGACTGCTACATGGGGCATTTCCATACACCTACCGCACTCACGATGGCGAACGGTGGTCGAGTGTTCGTGACAGGTTCACCCGAATCCCACAACGAGTATGCCCGCACGTTCATCGCAGCGGTCGGTAAACCGAGCCAACGCCTGCATTTTGTTGACCCGATCAAAGGGCGTGTAACGTCAGAATATGTGTGCTGGCTATGACAAAACCAATTAGGGTACTTTCGTTAGGTGCAGGAGTTCAGTCAACTGCTGTGCTTCTAATGATGATTCACGGAGAGATACCTAAAGCAGACCATGTTATTTTTTCAGACACAGGCTGGGAACCAGCAGCCGTTTACAAACATTTAGCCAACCTCGAAGTTTTGATGGCAGAAAACAATATGCCTTTTCACAAAGTATCTTTCGGCAATATCAAAACAGATTTCCTTGAATCGGAAACACGTTTTGCAACCATGCCGTTATACACATTAAACAAAGATGGCAAGAAATCTATGTTGATGAGGCAATGCACCAACGACTACAAAATCAAACCATTACTCAAAATTCAACGCGAACTTGCTGGTCTGAAAAAAGGACAACGATCCAAAGAACACCTCATCACAACCATCATTGGTATCAGCCTGGATGAAAGCCAACGTATGCGCGACCCCGCTTTTAGTTGGATGCGCAACGAATACCCTTTGGTTGACATGGGCATAACTCGACAAGACTGTATTGAGTGGTGTGAAAAACATGGCTACGACAAACCACCCCGTTCCGCCTGTATCGGCTGCCCATTTAAGCGCAACGAGGAATGGCGTGAACTTAAAAACAATCCTGAAGAATGGCAAGATGCCGTTGACTTTGATAAAGCGTTGAGGGAGAAAGCACGACTTAAAGAACGTTTCGGTTGGGCTGGCTTACATTCAAGTATGAAACCACTTGACGAAGTTGATTTGCGTACTGACGAAGAAAAAGGTATTTTCAATTTGTTCGACGGTGCGTTTTCTCAAGAGTGCGAAGGTATGTGCGGGATATGAGACTTTGCTGCCAACATTGTGACGCCATCATCGAGCATGATGAAACGAAAGTGTCGTCATGTGTCTGCGACCCTGACGCCCCGACTTGGGTTGCGATAACCCGTGACGGTCGCATCATGTCCATGTCCCACGCCAGTTACGAATACCTGCCGAAAGAAACCACATGAGTTGCCCGTGGTCACTTGTGTCCGTTCATTGGATAGACGCATACGATTCCGATAACGGTTGGATTGAGATAGAAACCTACAAACCTGAAGCCTGCCATGTTGTGTCGGTAGGGTTCTTGTGGCCTGAATGTTTGCCAGGGTACATTTCGATCACCGGTTCATATATGCCTGACGAGGTACCGAACCTTAAAACTATAGGGATGGTGACACATATCCCTGTGTCTATGGTGCAGAACGTAAAAGTTTTGGATCAAGCAAAAATTGATTTGACTTTGCAACACCCTCACCGTATGCTCTAACTAAACCAAACAAAGGGGAACAAATGAATAAGAACTGGTATACAAGAATTAAACCTGAACATGGCACAGCCGACTGGTTGGCGGCCCGATGGAAAAACGAATCAGGTGAACCACAAATCACAGCATCGGTAGCCGCTGTAGTTCACGGTGCGCACCCGTTCAAAACCGCGGCAGACTTGGCAACAGAACTGTTGGCGCCTGAACCACCGCAACCTGAGGCACCGAACTCGGCAATGGAACGAGGCAACCGTCTCGAACCAACACTCATCAAATGGGCGGCAGACAGACTGAACAAAGTTTTGTACACACCAGATGTGTTGTACTGCTACGAAGAAGATGGTGTACGTCTCATGTCAACGCTTGATGCGTTAAGCATGGATGAACCCGACCAACGCCAAGTCATCGAAGTTAAGACCACAAGGAAACGTTGGGATGGGAAACTGCCCGACTACTGGTATTGGCAAGGTATACAGCAGGCGATCTGCGCAAACGTTTTCTCTATCGATTGGGCAATCTTTGACTCAGACCTGGAACTACACCACCATGTACAAAAGGTTTCATCGGATGAGAAACAGAAACATATTGACGCTTGCCGAAAGTTTTTGGCAGCCATAGATTTAGGGATGTTGCCTGACGGCGCAGAGTACGCCTACCGGCACATCTCAACCCAATATCCGCAAGGTGTCAACACCACAGTCGAACTGCCTTCCAGCATGAAACAACAAATCGTTGCGTTGAAACAAGTTAAACAGCAGATGAAAGAACTGGAAGCAACCGAAGATAGAATCAAAGCAGAACTGTGCGGCCTGATGGGTGAAGCCGAGTACGCCACATTGAATGGCACTTTGGCTTTGACTTGGAAAACATCTGAACGCACATCGTTGGATCAAAAGAAACTTGAACAAGAACACCCAGCGTTAGTAGAGAAGTTTAAGAAAACAACAACCATCCGCACGTTACGTGTGGCAACCAAAGGAGAATAATCATGGGTAAACCTCGAAGCATCGATCCAACCGGTAAGAAGTGTGGCGATGCACCAATAACTGTGCGTCTCACTACCGCACAGCTTTCTTTACTTAAAAAAGAAGCACGTAAATGCGGTATGGGTTTAAGCGAATTAGTTAGGTTATGTATTTTCAGTAACAAAAAATTATTAGAAACAACCAAAGGAGAATGATGAACGAGACAACTAAACGGAGAGTGTCTGCCCGCAAATACTATGCAACACCCGCCGGTAAAATTGCACAGTATCGAGCGAACAAAAAGCTTGCCCACAAACGGAAGCTTGCGTGGGAATGGATAAAAGAAAACAAACCTGAAGTGGCGAAACAAATAAACAACCAAATATCAAAGGAGATGCAATGGAACTAAAAGAAATACTCAGCACATACGGTGTACCTGATCCGTCTATCGTCGGCAAACTGCCACGAGGCGGCATCACGCTCGACTTCGTAGGTCACGCAGAAATCAACCGCATCCTCATCGACATTGATCCGATGTGGAACTGGTCGCCTGTCGAGTTCGTGAACGGCAGACCAGCGATCACCGAAACAAACGGCATGGCAACCATGTGGGGGCATCTAACTATCCTCGGCAAAACCATGTTGGGTGTCGGTTCCGTACGTGCAGACAAACCTGATCTGGACAAAGAACTTGTAGGCGACTTCCTACGCAACGCATCCATGCGGTTCGGTATCTGTCTCTCACTCTGGTCCAAGTCCGAGTGGGAAGAACACCCTGCCACGGCACCTAAACCTGCCGGTGTTGTCAGCCAAGAAAACATTGACCGATTCAAAGCAGCTTGCAAAGAAGCGAACCTTGACCCGAACGAGGTAGCAAAACAGGCAGGCGTACTGTTGATCGGATTAAAAGAAACGGACATGGCGAAGTTGCGTGACGCTTTCAAATCAATGAAAGAACAACCGAAACCGTTGACCAACGCCGAAGCAGAAAAGGCGATAGTTGAAACGTTCAAAGCAACACCCGTAGAACCAGTACATAACCCGAACGTCAAACCATCAAACCCCGATAGCAAGGTGGGTGGTACACAGTTAGCGAAACTGAAAGCGTTAATGAACGCCAAAGGTTTCGACACACCCGAAGCCAAACTAGAGTTGGCTGTCGGTTCGGTAAAGCATCCGTTGAACGATCTGAACGAGATGACTAAAGG